AATACCATTCGCTGTAACATTCCCTAATGTAGCTTTAAACAAATTCTTTCCACACACCTTCACGGTCGGATTCACAACGCTCTTAATCTTCTGTGGATAATCAGGGTTTGGGCTTGGGATGCCACCGGTGTAGGGTTCGTAGGCATCGTCATCTACAGAAGCAAGTCTAATCATAGGATAAATTTTTTTATCACTTATTGTTGCATTATTCTCAACTCGAATCATTAATCTATAGGTTCCATCATCAGGCACAGTAAATACAGTTGGTGTATTCAGACAAGCAGCATATTGTGATGTGAGATTAATATTTCTTAATGCGCCACTAAATGTATTGTTCGCACCCTCATACCATCCACTCAAGATATATTTTGTATTCGCTTTTAAATTGATATCTACTAAAACATAAGCCAAATTAGTAGCAGTTCCATCAATATTAATATACTGTAACATTTTATTTTTAAAAACAGTAGTAAAAGTAACACCATTCATTGTGGTAGTCTGCAAAGTAACATTCAGCAAATTCTTCCCCGAATACTGTTTCTGCTCAGACTTCCCATACAGTATCATATTCTGAATTGGACCGTTATCTGAGTTTTTCAGGTGCGTTTCTCCCTGATTGCTGGCATAGATTTTTGTAATCTTCTTATCTGTTTCTTCCTTCAGGGCGGTGATGTCTTCTTTATTCTGTTGAATCTGCGCTGCCTGCCCTGGGGTTGCTCCGGGTTGGGTTTGATTTTTCTCTATCTTTTTCTTGAGAATTGCATATGCGTCGTCTCCTCGCATTTTCATTCCTCCTTAAATCAGATACCAGGTATCTGTTGTTTTTTCGTATTTGTAGTAGTCTCCTGTATCCAGCATCAGGCAGGAGCTTCCAGTTGACAGGTCTTTGTAATGTGGAAGCTTATCTGCGTCCTTACTTAATCCCTCATAATTCCTTACTCCCCGGAGTGGGACGTTTGTGCATACCAGACTTCCGAGATCCCATATCTCTTCGCCGTCTTTGTAAGCCTGTCCGTCCACGAAGCTTGATCCGTTTGATTTCATTCTGTTTTCCTCCTTTTTCTTATTTGCGCGGGCGCAATTTGCGTAAAATAAAAGAGCCTGTTACGGCTCTGCTCGAATGTTCATGTTTTGTTTTCCTCCTTGATTTATGATACCGCCCATGTCATCAGTTCTGCTTTTGTCTTAAATTGATGGAGTATGGGCGCATTTGTTCCAGATATTGCTGCTACTATGCCGGGATTGTACATTGTAGATGGATTAAAATTCTTGTTGTTAAAAAACTGTATTCCATTCTTTCCAATGTTGCCAGTATAATAAGTATCCAAACTAAATACATTGTCAGAAAGTATAATTTTCGATCCGACTTTTTTGTACTTGTCCGGTTCCCCCCATATATTAGGCAAATCAGCTCCTTTTCCGTCAACATCACAAGTATAGAAAAAGACTTTATCTATATTCTTTTTCAGTTCCTCCGTTTTTGCTTTACACAATAGATAGGCGTATGACGAAACCCTTCTTGTATTTCCGCTTGTTGTTATTTCGTCTTCTCCATAAAACCCAAATTCAATATTGTCACGATTTAATGGCACATCTAAAAGTAATGGATTTAAAAAAATCTGTTTAATAGCTGTGAAAAATGAAGATGGTGGAACAAAGTAATCTAATCCTTCTGTCACTGTTAAATCAAAGCTCACAGACGAACTACCTTTCTTCCATAAAAGTGTATCACCGCCCCATATTTCCTGTATCTCTTTTCCACCGGAATAAAAACTGTCAACTTCTTTCCCGCCTACAAAAGCTTTGTATTCTATTGCCATTTAAATCTCCTTATATGTCATAAACACAGTATCTTTTCTTGTCTTGATTACATCTGGAAGATTATCATAGTCTTCTTTTTTTATTTGCTTCATACAGCGCATAGCTACCTTTTTTGTTTGCTTTACTGTACCGTTACCTCCGAGATCATCAACAGCTGCTGGAGTAAATTCGTCTGTACCGTCGGTAAATTCTTCGTAACTTACTACGGGCATTTCTGATCGGGTGCGGTTGACAGTTGCGGATATCTCAGGCGTATCTTTTCCAAGCTGTCGGTTGTTCGAATTAAACGGTGCATTATTGGCACTGTAAGTATCAATCAGCTGACTGTTTCCCAGCTTCAAGGTTCTACTCATGATATATGAATGAACGTACCACTCCAGTTCTGTGCCATCTTCCATCTGCTTCGTGTTGCGCAGCTCTATTGTCTGTCCGACAGTATTTAGTGGGTTTCCGATAACTTCTACGGTGTAGGCTTGCGCTCTGTAAAACTTTCGCAGATCCAGATTTACAAAAGTCCCATAGCAGATGTTGATAATCGGCTCTGCCCTTGAAATGCCGCCATATTCATCTGCATTCCATACATAATCCATCCAGTCCTCATTACCCACAAAAAAGCTGTTCCGGTTATAGAAAACATTATTTTCATACGCTTCCTGTGCAGTTGGCTCGCCCTGTGTAAATCCAAATGCTCTGTTAGGATCCGGATCAGTATAAATCGTATGCGGAAACCAGATCCTGCCTTCTTTCGCCCAAAAACTTTTGAATGTATCAAGATGCACCTCTGCATTATCATAATATTTGTAAATCTTCTTTCCGGAAGTAGTCTCGCCTGTTTCCTGACTGTTCTGACGAAGCTTTAGGTATTCAAACTTGCCATCCCTGTTCATCCATCCGAAGCGGTCATTTTGTAAGCAGAGATCTTTCAGAATGTTTACTACATTCATCTCATTGGCATTATTCGTATCTGGCACATACGCATCGTCCCAGTGCAACTTTGTTGATACCTGTTCCAACCCAATAAATTCAAACAGCTTATCCCTAAACTGCTTCTGTGTGAGTTTCTTCTTTTTGTCTGTGGTCTGATTCTTATACCACCTTGCTATGTCTGTGTTTCTGAGATCATACAGATAGTCGTAAGCTACAATCTTCCTTGTTGAATAGATAGAAGTTCTCTCCGCACTGGCGATCCTACCGGTGAATACCTTGATTCTTGTTTTGTTGCATTCCAGATACACCTCAATCCTGCCGGACGGGTATGAGTCTTCATCTGTCCCCCAGAACTGTTTATGCCCTGTTTCAAAGGTTACTTGATTGGAGATGCAGCCGCCAAAGATAAAGTACTGTTCAGAACAGAGGGACTCCTGAAGGACAAAGGTATTTGCCTTGATACCGCCATTTTCATGGGTCAGGTCTTCAAACTCCCCGTCTATCCAGTGTACTGTCACGTAAACCGGTTCTGAATCTTCTTCGGTTTCTCCTGTATCACCCCCACCTGTGTTGCTGTCAAATGGGTTTTTACCATCGTTTGTGACTTTAATCTGAAAGCTGTCGGAACCAACAAATCTGGAAATGCCGTCAGAGGTTATATTGTAAGATACAGTGATAGTTTTTGCGCCAGCTTTGGAACTGTCGAAACCGGACACTTCGTAATTAGTAATAACTTTTTCGTCTCCAAGACCACTTACCGTAACCACTTCCAGTCCTGTCAGATCAAGTGGCTCCCCTACTTTATAAAATACCTTTTGGGGAAATTTTGAAATCCGGATTCCCGTTACTTCAGCAACAACTTCAATCTGAAAGGTTGCAGTCATTGTATTTCCATCCTCTGTATATGAAATGTCCACTGCTTTTTTTCCAGATTTTGACATATCAGGTGCAGAAACTGATAGCTCCCCGCTAATTGGATATGCTTTATTATTGGAATATAGGACATTGCATTCCAGCCCTTCTTTGCTGAAGGTATCGCCTGCTGTATACTTTATTCGTGTAGGTAATGATACTATATTTAATTTTTCTGGTTTTGCAGTCCACACAATGGTGGTTTTTGTGTGACCCCATGGTGCACCTGAAATCGAATCCTTTTTTGCATTTATTTTCAGTATGGCGTTTGAATAGTCGCCGCTTCCAAGTATTCCGTTCAAACCATATGAGTATCCACTGACATAGAGTTCTTCAACACTGCTCGGAATTGTAATAATTGATATCTCTGAACAATAACTAAATGTATAAATCCCGGTTATGCTTTCATTAATTTGAAGGGTTTTTACTCTCCCTCCAAATGAGCTAGGGACGTTTTTCGGTGAGCCAAGCTGTCCAGTTCCTGAAATTATACATAATCCTGTGTTAGTGTCAAAAGTCAGGGTAGCAGAATTGTTGTCTGGATACCCTGTTGTTGTTGTAAACGAGTCCCCATATACCGTATAAGGACAGTGTATTTCAAACCCTGCATAACTTAATGTCGTATAAAAGTTTCCTGCCTTTGATGTATCTACCTCAGTTTCTTTAAATTCAGAAGCGGAAATAAGAGCCTGGCTTCCATTTTCATAAATCACTTTAATACTGCTGACTGCGTATCTATAGCTTCCAGTATTAGTATCTCCGATAAAGAAATTTCCATTGGATCCATACCGCTCATATACTTCAATGGATGCTATGCCGTTTACTTTTATCTTATAGCCTGTTTTTTTATCTTTATAAGATATGTTTACTGTTTTCTCGCCAGGTGTTGCCGTACTTGGAATTTCTATAGAATAATAATCTATGGCTTCCTCTGATCCATCGTCATATACAGCATTTACAATCAGCCCGTTGCTCTCAAAAGAATCGTTAACGAGGAAATCTCTTTTTCCTGGAGATTTGACGATCTGTATATAATCAAGGATCTTCTGAGGGGTGTCTTCCACATTAACTTTAAATGATACCGATGCCCCCTCATACGTTAATGTAACAACCTTTTCGCCAACTGTGTCACTGTCAAATCCTTCTATTGTATCCGGAGGAACAGATACTTTCTCTCCGGAAGAATATAATGCATTAAGTTTAAAGCCTTTTATGTCCAGTAGTTCTCCAATTTGGTATTTGGTTTTCAACGGCTCCTTATCAAGGGATAAACTTACAAAATCACCAAGTGCTACGAAATTATAACTGTATTTCTTCGCCCACGTTTCAACATCTGAACCCGCAAAACTGTATATCGTAATATATGGATGCGGATCACTGGTTTCCTGATTGCTGATTGCATACTGGTTTCCGTAAATATGCGTATCAGGATTCAGGATATATACTCTTTTCAGTGCTGCCATTTTTCTCAGCGGGGAGTACCCATCTATTTTGGTCACGCTTTTAGGAATGACCAATTCTTCTATCTTTGGAAGCCCCTCAAAGGCAGAGTTAGCTATTGTTGTAACTCCATTAGGTATGTAAAAACTTGTAAAAGAATTACATCCAACGAAAGCCCCGACTCTTATTGTCCCAGCCAGATTTGGGAACCATGCTTCTTTTATTTTAGGGCAGCTCATCGAAACCTGCGTTAATGACAATGGAAAATCAACCTTCTCAAGCTGCGATGCAGATAACGTAGAGATTGAAGTAATATTATTGGGGAGTCTTAATACTTTTAGCTCCGCACAATTTATCGAAAGCAGTGCAGAATCATCATCATGGATAACACGTTCTACATCTGAGCTGACAATGTCTAAATATTGACATTTTGTTGTCTGATGTATACTTTTAATTCCAGAAAATCCAAGTCCAGAAAAGCGAGAAACACTATCCGGTATAACAATATTCTGGAGTTTCTTATAATAATAAAATGTATAATCTCCTATTTGCGTAACTCCATCACCAATAACAACCCTTTGGATTTTACGCGGCAGAAACTTATTGTCAGAATTATCAAGGGCATTAAACAGGTTTTGAGCGGAACCGAAATTTTTGGCTTTTCCTTTTCCAGCAATAACAATCGTATTTATCTCTTTGTAAAGCGTAGCCACTACATCGGACGCATTTTCTAATCCTATCTGTTCAGTGTAGGTAGTAAGCCCCGTAGATTCGACTACGGTTACATTAAAACTATCGGTATACCCATTTATCTCTACAGTAAGGTTTTTAATTCCAATGGTTGCGCTATTTAACGCAGATACTGTGTATCCTTCAGTGACAGGAGATAAACTTCCGTCAGGGTATCTATACGAAACTACCATCCCCGTAAGATCAATATCTTCACCAATCTTATACGTCACCTTATCCGGCAGAGAGGTAACTGATATCCCAGTAATAGCTGCATCCAATACATTAGCTTTAAATGATGCAGTTTTGTTAAATGCAGCAACAATTATTGTTTTAGTACCAGCTGAATTACTGTTAAAACCAGATAATTCATAATCAGAAATTGGTATAGAACTTCCATTACTTGCATTAATGGAAACTACCATTCCTGCGCTGTCAAACAATTCTTTTTGATAATACGTTGTTTTGTTTGGCAGTGTAGTCACTGATAAACCAGTAACGGTTGCATCTGAATATTTTTCATAGGAAATTCTTTGCGAAATCCCTGCATTTTTTACACAAATGTAAAACGGTGCTTTTGTGTTAGCTGTTATGTTCAAATTCGCAGTATTGGTTCCGTCAGTAATACTGGAAGTCCCACGGTCCTTATCTGGAAATCGTATAACATTAATGAATATCATCTGTCCTTCTATTAAGAACATTTCATACTCTAAGAAATAAAAAGAGAAGCCCGATCCGCTTGACTGTGAAAAATGTCCGTAGACTCTTATCTTTAAGAATCTCTTTCCAGATACTAAAGTTCCCTCTTGGCGATAAATGTCATAACTGATAGTTTTGTATACGAAACACAGTTTTAGCTGCCTTTCTTTTTTCCCAAACCCAATAGAATTGTATGCACCAACATATATTGTATCTACCGCTTTTCCCGCATAAGTAAGCCAGTTTACACCTGGGACGCCGATTTCTCTTGAAATAGAAGCATTTTTTGAAATTACGTCCATGCCATCAGTTGTATTTAATATGTCTTCAAGCTTATATACTTTCGTCATCTCTGCCTCCTAAAATAAAGAGCACATGAGCTGTGACACCCATGCGCCCTGGTTTAATACTCTATCAGTGCGATCCTGATGCTTGCATAAAAGATCATGTTTCTTTTCTTATCGATCTCGTTTACTGTGAAATCTATATCCGGGATGTATACTTCTGCATCTTCGTAAGTGTTTGTCTCGTCATTCCAGTAAGTGATCTTCCCTTTTCGCTCTGCTTTATTTGTAATCGCATTGTTTATGATATTCTGGCACTGGATTTTTTCTTCGAGTGTCAGATCATCTACTGTCTCGAACTCAATTTTTGTACGGTTGTGGTCCATTACATCCCTGTGCAGATATCCTTTTGTATCTGACCAGGGGTCGTTTTCAAGTCTCTGATTTGGTGTACTCTTCCAGCCGCCTTTCTTGATGAATTCATGTGGGAAAACCTGCCCTCCGAACTTTAGCAGCCAGCCGCCGAAATTCGCAGCGGATCCTGAGCTAAACTCGCTCATATATTCACCTACCCTTCAAAGATTCCGAAGCCTGTCCGGTTCCTGTATTGTCCATTCTGATCGCGAAGCCAGCGGATAAATTCATTTCCGTCAATATTCAGTACAATGTACTGAGGGGAACTTCCGCCATTGTTTCCAGATTCCCTCAGAGCATCCATCATTGCCTGCTTCATAGTCGAAAGAGGAGATACAACTTCTGTCTCACGCTTGTTATCACCGAGGATTGCTGCAAACTCTCCGGCGTTTCGTGGCACAACTGTACCTTTTGCCAAGTATGGAATCTGCGGTGCTGTCATGGTCGGGATCGTAAATCCCCAGGTGCTTCCTCCGATCTTAGGTACCCAGTTCGGAACCTTTATCTTCAAATGGTTTAAAACTCCAATAGCTGTATTAACGCCCGAGATAATTCCACGAATCATTCCATTAATCAGTGCAATAACCCCATTGATAGGCACTTTCGCAATTCCTACCAGCGCTTCGAACACGCCTTTGAAGATATTCTTTACGCCTTCCCACGCACGTTTCCAGTCACCTGTAAATACACCAACAATAAAATCGATCACGCCGCCAAGGGCTTTCAGTATTCCAGCAACTACTTCGCTTACCGAATCAAACAATTCCAGAAATACATTGCCAATAATACTAAGAGCACTTGCTATTTGCGGAGCCACATTGCCAATAATGAACTTAACCAATGGTACTAATACGTTTTCCCATAGAACTTTCAGTGCATCTACGATTTTTCCGATAAGTTCGATTGCATTATGTATAGCATCACCTACAGGTCCTGCCATGATCTCACTAATCTTAGCTGCTAGTTGGTCTAATACAGGCACTATGTAGCTGTTATAGGCATTTAAAAATACTGTGAGTATTTCAGATAGCCCGTTAGCAAGAGAATCGAAAAAAGGCTTGATATGAGTATCATACATAGCGATAAGTTCATCCATAGCAATCTGCCACGCATCTGCGATAGCCGTAATTACTGTCTCTATTGGCTGTAATGTATTCTCAATAGTCTGTTTAATCAGTTCGGCATTCTCCTGTAATGGAACCAGGAGCAGGTTGATAGAATCTCTAAGCATCTGCCCGGCCAACGTCAATGCCGTCATAACGGTATCTGATATGATCTGTATCACACTTCCTATGATGTTCTGCGTGGTCTGTCCGCCAAACACAGAGAATATATCTGCAAAAACTGCCGATAAATCACCTATTTCATCTGCGATTTCTCCAGCGACATCAAACATCTTGATGATAAATTTCTTGATTCGGTCAACATTCTTTGACAGATAAGATTCTATTCCCCCAACAAGTGCAGCTGCCAGGGTAAGTCCAACCTTTGCTATTGAACCGGTTATCTTTCCGAGATTCTTAACTACCTTTTTTGCAAACTCCGAAGCAGCTTTCTTGACATCAGGATTCGTAAAAATATCTGTCAGATACTTCTTGATATTCCCAAGATCACTGATTAGTTCATTCAGCATCGGTTTGTAGTCTCCAAGTCCCTCAAAGAACCCGCCCTTGAAGATGTCTCCAAGTTCTTTTAACTTTTTTGCCAGTTTTCCTACTGCGCTGGTTGCCTTGTCTGCTTCATCTGACACATCAGCAAGCTTTCCGTAGTCCACGTTGCCAATATCCCCGATTCCTATATCTGCTATAGCCGGAGTCTTTGTTGAGTCGGACGTATCTGAGCTATCCTTGCCTATGACATTCAACTCATCAAACGATGCAATGTTCTTCTTCAGTGCCTTATTCTGCTTTTTCAGTGCTCCTGTGCTGTCCTTCGTGGAATCTGTTACATTCTGTGTGGCATCAGCCAGACTATCAGCTCCATCCGCAGCACTGCCATAAGCATCTTCTGTGGCTGACAGATCAGTTCCGGTAAGTCCCGCTCCACTGGCTCCCGTCTGCCCGGATGATTTATTCCCGGTTATCAGCTCCGTAAAGGACTTAAAGGCATTTGCAACTGTGGCAAGTTTAGCCAGCAAGATATTGATCACTTTTATGACCGGAGTAAAGATGTTAATCAGCCCTTGTCCGACTGTAGCTTTCAGGGACTGAATCTGTAGCTCCATCACCCTGACCTGGTTCGCCCAGGATCCGGATGTTCGGGCAAAGTCTCCGGAAGCATCCGACAACTGACTTGTTACAAACTTCAGTCGCAGCGCAACCTTCTCCTGCTCTGTCATGGCAGATGTAGTCTTTCCGAAACCATTTGCCAGTGCAAACTGATCGAGAGCCGTCTGGGTCATTACAACACCGAGGTCTTTCAAAGATTCCGTTTCACCAGTAAAGACACTCTTTAGTTTCGTGAATGCTTCTCCCTGATCGAGATTATAGAAAGATGCAACATCACCTGTAAGCTGAGTCAGCTGAGTAGACATATTGTATGCCTGCTCTTCTGAGAATCCGAAGGCTTTTGCCATAGCTCCAAAAGTACCAGTGTACTGCTTTGCCATTGTTTCGGAGAGTCCGGCAGATGTCATGGCGCTTTTGGCAAATTCATTGACCTTTTCTGACATGGTTGTAAATGTAACATCAACCACGTTCTGAACTTCTGTCAGATCAGAGCCAAGTTCTACGCATTCTTTCCCGAACTGTGCAAGCTTTCCGATTGCGAGTGCGCTTCCAATCAGAAATCCGATTTTCTTCGCCGCACTGCCAAGTCCATTAAGAGACCGTTTCATTTTATCGGCACTTCTGTTGACCGTCCGTTCTGCTCCCGACATTCCGCTTCGTATACCTGATGTATCAACTCTGGTATCAATAATGATCGAACCATCTGCTGCCATATCATCCACCTCCTAACCTGTTCAGTTTTTCATTCAGCGCATCTTTGTGCTCCTGTTCTTCATCGGAAAGCTTTGTTTTCATGTCTACGATGTCTTTGTTATCGTGGTAGAATTTCTTTTCCCACTTATCCAGACGTTCTCCATGAGCTTTCTTCGACCGGATCCCAAGTACGGTGCTAAACAGGCTCTCTCCCACTTCCATGAAATAGCTGAAGAACGTCCACCAGTGCATATAGGGAGCTGCTCTAACCTCGGTTCCGGCTACTTTGTTGACTGCCGGGACGATCATGTCACCATCCTGTTCCCAGTCGATCAGACGAGGCTTTGGCTTATTCGGATTACTTTCTCTCTGTCCGCAGTCAATAAACTCACTGGCTTTCTTCAATGCTTCTTCCAGACAGTTTTCAGGAATACTCTGCCAATCCTCATACAGAACTTTCAGCATTACCTCCATCTTTCCGTATTCGTCCAGATTCGGGTCATTCTGTGCGATCAGGATATCCAGGACCGCTCGAAAATCCGTCCGTATAGAAAAAGACACCCCGCCGATATTCAGCGAGGTGGGTAATTCATAGGCATTCATTTTGTGTACTTCTCCGTATATTTATCAACTTCTGCCTGCATTTTCTCTCTTCTCTTTTCGATTTCCGGTGCAATCGCATCAGCTACCTTGTCCAGAACGATATTTGCAAACATCTGTCCGTTTCCAAATACTGTCGTTGCTGTGATCGGTTCCCTGAAAAGGTCTTTTGATGCTTCATATCCAAGCAGATAGTTGATCTTATCCTGAATCAGTTCATTCAATTTTGCTGCTTCTTTTGCAGATGTAACGTTTTTAACCGTTTCTTCCGTCTTCTCAAAAAACGCAGAAACTTCTTCTGCCCTGGCAGCAATATTTACATCTGTCGGGTTTAATCTGAAAGATGCAAATATTTCATTCTGATTATTCGTAAATGTAAACGTGAGGATTCCATCATCAATCTTCGTGTTAATTGTTTTCGACATCTAAGCTCTCCTTTCAGACGCCAGGCGTAAATGTTGCTGTAGCAAGGTCAAAGGTACCTTTTGTGCGCCCTCCGACATAATTAACGCTAAATGGAATCTGATATCCGGATGTATCACCGCCGTAAGATGTCGGCACAACATAGCAAGCCTGCTGGTATGCTTCATATTTGCCATCTGCAGTCTCTTTCCACAGATGAGCTTCTACCGCATTTGTTTTAAGGTTATCGTCTTTCAATCTCTCATCAATGATTGTCTGTAACTTATCAGACAGCGTTGATTCTGTATCTGCATAATACGGATCCGCATCCGAAGATACCTCATATCCGTTATGTTTGAATGTAGATTCTCCATTGATGTTCTTGGCAGTCTCTGTGTCTGGATTCAATTCAACATTGTACTCTTCCAGATCTTTTCCCAGCCGTTCATACTTTAGCGTTTCTCCTTTGCAAAGAGAACCAGCATCAATGAAATGAGCCATATATTTACGGTCAATTCTTCCTGTAACTTTTCCCATGTCTGTTCCTTTCTGTCTGCATTAAGACTGTTTATTCTGTTTCTCTGTAGATAATCCTTGCCTGGATCATGTAACGTGCCAGACCTGCCTCATAATTAACTCCGCTCAGGTTTGGCATATTCTGAAGATTCTCCATCTTTTCAATCGTGCATTTCTCTCCGAAATCCGGATATTCTCCCTTGTCGTTCTGCTCATCCAGCCAGTCCATAAACGCCTGAGCGAAATTCATGGCTTCGATATTCAGATCATCTTCATCTGAGGAGTACGGCTTCACGATAATGATTGAGAATCCATACTCTTTCTCTTTGTCCCCGGTGATGTATGACTTTCTTACCTTGTCGGAATAATTCGTGATAAGGGAAATCTTATCCGGTGATTCCGGGGAAAAGTTAAAATTAAGCATACTTCCGGCCAGTTCTTCAATCTTTGGCTCGAAATATGCTTTTACTGCATCATGCTTACTCATATTGTCATCCTCGCAGATATGCCTCATAAGATCTTATAAGGTCTTCTTTTCTTGCTGTCATCATAGCCTTATCCCAGTGATCAGTTGCGAGTGGGTGTCTGAATTTGCTATATTTCAGCTTTCCGCCAGTCGGTGTCTTATGTGGTGGAGAATAAAATCCCATGATTTCACCACCGTCAACAAGTGGATAGTTCGGTCCATATACCTCACCTGTATACTGATAATGTGCATATGGGCTGTTATAGGTTACATGCCCGCAGTTTTCCTCTGCTGTAATACTGATGTTCTGTGCAAGTACCAGATTATCAGCAGGAACATATGGATCCATGAGTCTCGCAGCGGAATTGGCAAGGAATAACATTCCACGCTTCCCGCCTGTTTTTCTTCTGGCTATGTTTCCCGGCGAATCATTCCAATGGAAATCCATTTTAACCTCCTAACCGATAATGTCTGTCTACAGGGAAGCTTGTGTTATCTGAAAACGCAGTCACCTTGAATGCATTGGGCTTATTCCGGTTCAAAACCTGCGCCGCAGTCTGTCTGGATGTACCAGTAATTTCTTCTTTACATTCTCCAAGGATTATAATATCTCCCTGAAGTACAGAAAGAGGTTCCAGACAACTTTCTTCTGGTATTCTGGCTACATACGTATTCTGTACGCTTGCCTGTGTTCCGTTAAATCCAGTATTTACAACAGACTTCCAAAAGCAGTTATGGAACACTGTTTTTGCCCAGTGCTCCTTTCCTGCTGCCGGTACCTTATGATATAAAGTGATCGTATGTACATAGTTTGGATTCATAACTGCATCCCCCTGTAAAGAAGGCCCGTATTCCCAAGGTACTTATAAATAATCTCCTGTGTTTTCCTTTTCTTTCCTTCTTCTGTGTATGAAGACTGAGACAGGTCGAATGTTCCTGACTGTCCATCATTACTGTACGAAGAAAGAAGTCCACCGCCCTGTTCTGCTGCCTTCTGTGACACTGTATCTGCCTGATACAGCAACTCTGCCAGCTCACAGGTGCAATCTTTCACCTCATCTGTAATAAGGTTGAAATCAGCTACCAGTCGGCTGAGCGTATATTGATTCAGTACACGCTCAGCCTGTTTCTCCCAGTACGGATATACATCTTTCGGAATCACAGGAGATCTTCCCAGAAGATACCCTGTTTCGTAATATTTGTGATCAGCATACATTCATTACCACATCCTTACATCATACAGTGGATTTCAGAATAGAAAACGGGCATCTCTTTGTTTTGTCCTTCTCTACACTGTTGATCGGGTTTGGAATCTCCCATCCAAGTCTCATAACAGCTCTGAGAGCTACCATATCGTTCTGCATCAGGTTATATGCGATAGAACCATCTTTATTCTGTACAACGCCCTCTGTAAAAAGTTTGAATGTGATGTCCTGGCGGATAGAATATACCAGCTGGGAGAAGTCTCCGGAGATCATCAGAGCTTTACTCTTATCGAAAGCACCATTATTTGGGAAGTTCATTGGACTTCCATCCAGGGAATAATTGGTTCCTGTCTGCATGTCGCTCTTGAACAGGGGATTTCCGGTTGTATCCTTTAATTCTCTCAGTTTTGCTCTCATAGAGATGTCTGCCATATGTCCATTTACGAAATATCCGCTGTTCTCTACTTTTGCAATCACGCCGTCTACTCCCATGATCTTGTCATAGAGGTTATCATCACTTCCGATTGTTACTACGGACTTCGCTGCATTCGCAGTAGTTACAACGTCATCTCTCCAGGAAGATGGTTTATCTGTGCCAAACAGGATAGCTCCATCAATCACTTTTCCAAACGCTTCAATGATTCTCGGTCTTACTTCGGCCCAGATATCATATTCTGAATCGTCCAGTACTGCTTCCGGTACCGGCACGATAACTGCGATTTCTTCTGCAGTGATAAACTTATTGCTCCATGCCTGCTTTGTAGTCTGTTTCTGACCTGTATCGCCATTTACGAAGTATGCGATTGGCAGCATATCAAGAACCGGCATTTTGTACTGTCTTGATGTCATATTTGCCATTCTTCGCCCTCTCTGGAGCACTGCTGACTGGGTAACTACTCCCTGGATGATCTCATTTGACTCCTGTACCGGAATCAGAGACTCAGCTCCGCTTCTGTCAATAATGTTTACGTCGTTATCAAAAAGTCTTAAATTCATTCTGTTTCTGTTCATGTTTCTCTCCTTATCTTCTCATTGCTGCACGGATCCGGTCATTGATTGACGCATTGACATTTCCTCCGGTGTTCTGATTATCAGCTCCCGTGGATGTGGAAACTCTGTATGTTCCTTTTCCGTAACGTGGATTTTCTTTCAGAAATTTATCTGCCGCCTTTATAAAATCAGTCTTGTCATCTACAAGCTTATTGACTTTAAAAAGAACATAATCCATATCTTCTGCCCTTACGCCTTTTTCTGACAGGATTTTTTCATTTTTATACTGTTGCAGTTCCTGCTTATATGTGTCTCTTTCTTTTGTGATTGCATCGACATCCGGCTGATTTGCTTTCTGTTTTGCTTTAAAATCCGCAATTGCAGTAGTGATCTGTTCCTCACTTAAGCCCTGCTGTCTGTAAAAGCTTGCCAAGGCTGCTCTTTCCGCCTTCTGTGCTCTGCTATTTGCAATCTCTTCCGCCTGTTCAAATGTGTACCCAGTGTTTCCGTTCTGGCCGCTGCTGCCAGTCCCACCATTTCCGTTCGGATTCCCAGTTCCGCCGTCTCCGCCAGTTCCTCCTTCATCGAAAATGTGTAAGTTCATCAATTTATTTTTCATTGTTTTCCTCCATATTCCCAGAGCTTTTATCTGTCTTCATGTTTTGGACATAATAAAACCAGCCTTGTCGGACTGGTCAAACAAACTCTATGCAGTTATATTCCTGATTAATGGCTGTAAGCCCAAGAAACCAGGAGTCTATCAAAAGTTTTCCCCTGTCGTCCAGGTCTTTCCATTTTATCGTGGTCTTTCCGGAAGCTGTTTCTGCTCTGATCTGGTTGTCCGTCAGGTCTTCCAGGGAATTAATCAGACTACAGGTCAGAGCTGAAATGGCAGAACATACAATATCCTGTCCATTTACTGATCTGCACGCATGACCATTCATCTGTATTTCGGAAGAAGTTATTTTAACTATTATCATTTTTTTGTTTCTCCTAGTGTTTTAACTTTTCAAGTTCCAGTATTCCAATCTCTGCTTTCGTTGGCATGAACTTTCCGCGTAATCCATCTTGAGTGATTCTTTGTTTCTGTTCTGGCAGTTTTAGTTTTTCAGAAAAGTTTTTATAGGTCTGCATTTGACCCTGATATCTAGCTTTTGCAAGAATAATATCTTCCGGAGTAGCTTCTCCATCTTGTAACAGTTTTATCGTTTGTCTCTGGGCACGCATTCCCCGTTCCATCTTCCTCTGCTGCTGAAGTGCTTCATAGGTTGTGTATTCTTTACCGTTATAGGTCTTCGGGGTATTTTCTTCCTGGTTCATCCGTTTTAGCTGTTCATCTGTATAAGTTCTTACGGATCCGGGTGGAAATGGTTTGTAGTCATGATAACAGTTAGCCCCTTTCAGACCGGTTACTTCTCCCAGACCGCACACAGAATGAAGCTGTTCCATGCTGTATACCCTTCCCTGCCACGGCTGATGTGAAGGCCTTGCACCGACATGATAACTTACCTCATACATGTCTGTGTGAAGTTCTGCCGCTACCTGCTCATTTATCTTTCCCTGCACCTGTCTGAATCCTGTGAGAACCGCTCTCCTGGCAGCTACATTTACTCTGTCTCTCCGTCCGGAATCATAATCTATGTATCGAATGCCCGAATCGGTCATTTGTTTGATTGTTCTTCCTAAAACAGTGTTGTAATCAAAAGCCCCTGATTGAATATCCAGAACCGCATTATCCATTGTGGATCTGTAAAAATCCATAAGCGGAGCTGATTTGATTTTCCCAGTCGCAGGATCTCTGATTGCAAATCCCATGGAAGCAGTCAAATTCTTGTATTCACCCTGTAGCTGTTCTTTTGTTGCTTCTATAAGTCTCTGGAGAACAATGTTTTCTTCAAAAGGTATCTGCTGCATATCTGCGAATTTATAGAATCTTTCATGTCCATAGTATTCTTCGTATGCCTTATCAGAAAAGATCTTCTCCATTTCCTTTTCAGAAGCTTCAAGAGCTGACTGAATGTACTTTTTAATCTGTTCCTGTGACATTCCCAGTTGCTGTAGTCTTGTCAACTGCCAGTCTGCAGATGCTGTAGAAACTCCATTTTCTTTGATACGGCGAACGATATCAGACATGATCCGGATCTCCAGTTCCGAAAAGATATTTTCGGTCTTTGCTGTCAGCTTCTCAATTTCTCCCTGTGTCATTCAATCACCGTATCCTCTGGCTGTTCGACTGAAGCTTTTGCTTTTTCCTCAGTCTCCCCATAATACTTGGCTCTGTATTCCCATAATGGCATTGCGCCCATGCTTACGTCCTGACGATCAGACTGGCGTTCCGCCTGTTTGTCCTCAATGATCGAATCATCAAAGTCAATCGTGATCTCAGTATTCGGATTTAATGGATTTCCGAGTACAATGCCGAGTCGGATAATAATCTGTATCAGTTCTTTCAGAACGTCTTCCAGGATGATCTCATGCTTTTTGATCATGCGATACATATCTGAGTTTTCTGATATGACTTCTGTGGCTGTCTTTACGCCGCTGCTGTCGAATTTATATCTTTCTGTGCCAAACCCACATTTCAAAGAAAGATAATTCAGGTCATCATCAATAGCCTTCGAATGCTGTTCCGATCTAAGATCCATGTTGATCTCTTTTATCAGTCCTTCTTTGTCCTTATCGTAATTATCCGGAAGCTGGTAAAATACTGTATCTTCCGGGTCAAATGCCGGATTTCCATCTATATTCCTTATCATTTCCGGAGCAACAAATATTCTCTTTCTTCCGAGGTCAAACTCGTTGTTGTATGAGTCATATTCAATGTCCAGTTTTTTCAGGATATCTATAGAATTCGCGTATATTGCGATTCCCATAGGATTGCTTTCGTCTTCGTCTGCATTATTTACGATATTTAAACGATCTATTGTGAACTGAGGTTCTGATGATCCTGTCTCCACTCTCGCAGAAAGGCTTCTGAAGGGTTTCAACTGTTTCCATTCTTCTTCTTTGAGTTCTTTCCCTTCCCTGCTGCCAGCCTGACATTCCAGGACGTTATTTTCGATGACGTACTGCAAACCCTGTTCTGTTTCTTCCATCTGGTGAATCTGAACCTGTACGTATTTTCTTCTTGCAACGGTCTTTTGAAATGTAAATGCACACTCTGTAATCTTTCCGTTGTTCCAGCTGATCGGGTATATATCTTTCGCACTCACATAATCAATTCCTATCTTTCCGGTACCAGGAATGATCCTGCCTTCCTCATCCGCCTCTGCATCCTGCAGGTATGGGATATATGCAACTGTTCCGGAATATGCTTTCCTTTCCTGGTAATCATTCCCAATGACCAGAAATCTGTTCTGTCTCAGAACTTCAGACACGAAGTCTCCCGTGGTTTCATCAGAAAGTGTAATCTGTACACGTTCATTCAAAAGCAGGTCTGCGATATCCTCTGCCAGTTTCTTTGCCATTCCCAAACTTTTTCTGTGCTTTATTGAATATGTGCCCTGTCCAGAATATACTCTGTATCTGGTAAAATTTCTTACTTTTCCCTTGTACCAGCTCTCCCAGATGGCTATCATCCGGTAAAAGAATCTGTCTACCGTATCAATTCCTTTTCTTTGCAGGTAACTAAATATATCCATCTTCCTCTACCTCCTTTCTCGCTATATCAACGATGTATTCTTTTTCTTCTATCGCGGCGGGGAGCCACGTCTTTAAATATCTCCATGCAGTCATTACTGCATAGCGCAATGCGTCACATCCATGATCGTTTTCTTTGACTGGTACTTCCTTGCCTTTTTCGATTGATTTTTTATCGTACTCATATGTCCCCAGTTCTCTGATCAGATTCTCCTGTTTTGGAGAAATACTGAGGATATCGAATATAAACGCTTTCTGCACACGGCTGATTCCAAGTGCTACATCGTTGTCTGCGTCTCTGATCAGAACACTGTAATCCAGTCCGGCTCTGGTAGCTCTTCGGATTTCTTCCTGTAAGCCTTTTGCCGACGGGTCCAGGCACACGTAAAAAGCTCTGATTCCATATTCTTCATGAAGATCATTCATGAAGTCTACTAAATCCTGTGCGTATTCTGACGGACTTCTCTGTGTTCCGGATTCCCGGCCACTGTGGTAATACTCTCCAAGCCCAGGAAACTTTCGCCTGTATGTGTCAAGTCCAAATGCCTGATAGGTTGTTGCGTTCTGCTGTCCATAGTCTCCGCCGATATATGCTCTTTCGTATGTTCTTCCTTCTTCAGGTTTCTTTCGGTTTCGGTCTGAGAACATATAATAGATCAGTTCATCTACTCCGACCGGTTCCCCCAGCCATGTCCAGCGGTACATCTTTGGATCTACGGCTTTCATGGCTTCTGCAGAATCAATCAGATCCTGTCCTAACCAGTCTACCGGTACGTCTCTGTAATCCGTATGAATGTGAATACAGTCAGGGCGTTTCTCCATCTTCTTGCACCATGTATTTACTGGTGCATTTGGATTCTTCGGCGGGTTGTACAAATAAATCATCTGGAATCCTGCTTTATTTCCCCTGACGAAAGTTGCTTCTATGTTCGCAAGCTCATCCTCACCTTCTCCGTCGTCAAAGAATTCTGTCAGCTCGTCCAGGATAACTAATTTAATTGGTTTATCTTCGTCAATGATACCTTTGGTGTCGTCTATGCCGTCGGATCCGGAGAAGTAAATGGTTGTATTGTACTTCTTATATGTGATTTCCATCGGACTTTTTGTTATATAAAACCGGTTCTTTGGTACCTGAAGGCGGTTAATACCTCGAAGCATTTCTTTGTATACCGTCTTTCTAAGTTTGTTGTGGTGTTTGCGCAAGACTACAGCTGATCCATGAGGGTCTGCTATGATCTGGTAGTCTGTCCGTATAGCAGCAAAACTGGATTTCGTGCCGGCACGTCCAGAAGTTAGGATGATGTGTTTATATGATTTATTATTGAACACCGGAAGATACTTCGGTATCACTATCTCTGATATTCTGACCTGCTTTTTCGTCCGCATCGTTTATGATCTCAACTCCATCCTCTTCTCCGTCTGTCGGTGCTGCTGCCAGGCGTTCTGTCTGGGCTTTCATCTGTGCAATCTTTGCTTTCTGCTCTTCCGTTGCCATATTCATGTGATCAGACAGCCACTGCAATGCTTTCATGCGGTCTGATAGTTTGATACTGGCTCCATCTTTTCCCTGTTTCACTTCTGACAGGATAGTGCCGTCCACCTCGGTAGAATCCTTGAACCGGACTGTGTTCACAATTTTTGTAAGCTGCTTCTCTTCGCCGGTCTCAGGATCCTTTATCTTCACGGGTCCATACATTGCCATAACCGGTACCTCTTCCGTACCGAATGTCATGTAGTCAGTGATATCTGCAAAGGCTATATCCATGTACTTCTGAAAGATATCTGACTCTGAAAGAAATTCTCGGTTCAGGCGTTCCTGCTTCAGTCTGAGGATTTCTTCTTTTACCTTGTCATTTCTCAGCATCCTGCTGCCGTTCTGCATTGCATTTTCATAGCTACATTTATATGCTTTCTGGTATGCTTTTGTAGCATTGAAACTGCGAATGTAATAAACGCAAAAAAGCCGCTGTTTGTCAGTCAGGTCAGGATTTTCTATTACTTGATCAACTCTGCTCTCTGTCGGTTCTTTTTTATTTTTACTTTGTGTGCATACTTTTTTTGATTTTGTGTGCACACTCTTTTTACCATCTTTAGACCACTTGTATCTGGTCTTCCATGACTTTACAGTATTTATTGTTACGCCATATTTTTCAGCAATTTCTTTGTATTTCATTCCCTTGCAATAATCTATATAAGCAAGGTCGTAATTCGGTGTTTTTAGGTCTTCATTCAATTCTCACCACCTCTTTGTCTGTTATTAACTTATCTTCTAAATCCAAAAATCCCCTCTGGTATTAGATTCGCCTAATGTCAAAGGGGATTTTACTGTTTTACTTCTTTGTTTTCTTATAGTTCTCTATTTCTTTTTTCTCAGCTTCCATATCTAAATTGTACAGCCGCATAAGTTCTTGATCAGATATATGTGTTTCATCCAGAAATATCTTATGGCGATATTCCCAGTGTTTACTTCTGATATCTCTTAGCTTTGAATCCTTAATTCTTTGAATTTTAGCTATATCCAAAACATCTTGGTACTGTTCTTCTTCTGTTAACCATTCGTCCATATCAAAACCTCCAAACATATTTTTCTTTTACTATACTGCAAAACGCCCTGCATTTCTACAAGGCGTTTCAAAAAATGTAGTTTGAAGATTGTTCGAAATAATCTTTTTCCATCTAAGTTCATCATAAATAATATCACATATTAATGTGCAATAGTGTGCAGTCTTTTACATTTCGAATGATAAAAGTGCTTTTCCATGAATATCTAATGTTCTCCGATAACTGTAACTCATCTTTAAAGCTACTTCTTCCCATTTCAGTCCCTTTATGTATCTCAGCCTCAGCACTTCCTGCTCATCTTCGTTCTCCATCTGTCTGATTTGTCTTTCAATCTTTTGGTAGCATCTGACCTTCTTCAGACGTTCCTTTTTTAAAAGTTCTATCTGTTCATCCATGATAGCTATGTAATCAGATAGATCAGAATGACTGCTGCCGTGCGGCATACCATCATTGACTACCGATGGGAACATTTTATCCAATCTCAGTCTCTGGATCTCCTCCAGGATATCCTGTTCTCTCTTTACTGCTCGTCGGTAGGATTTTAAATATTCTTTCTTTTTCTCATTTTCTTCCTGAATTGCTGTCGTCTCCATCGGTATCGCTCCCCTTTCACAAATTCTTCAAATCCGCATCACATATTACTCACATTTTCTGGGTATAGTATTACCTGTACAGAGCAAAGAGTAATTGCAAAACTTTTTTCTTTTTCATACTTTTAGCCGGGAGCATGATTGTTCCCGGCCTCCTTCTTTTTATGTATCATTTTGGCATAAGTGCCAGTAGTGACAGAATAAACAGCAGAATCTACATTTCTTTTCTCTGGCTTCGAATAGCCAGTATCTTAAGCGTTTTCTCATTTCCTGTATTCCCTTCCTGTCTTTTGGTCTCTTAATCCAGTTATCTCCAATCCCATACGGTATGCCATTGCCCGAAGGATACAATAGTCTTTATATATCTGTTCTGGCATATGTCCTGCTGTCCGGATTGCTTTACTAGCTGTTGGATCCGGATAACCTTCAGCGTTTCTTCCCATTATTCATCCCTCCCGCATAATTTTAACAGTTGTTTTCTGCATATGTCCCATTCTACCCATATCATGTCTTTTCTTTTAATCGTTTCATCTACCATCATCACTCTATATCTACGGTTTGCAAGGTGTCCCTCATAATAGGCATTTGATATCAGGTGTGGCTTGCAGTTAAGTTTTTCTGATGCTTCTCTTAATGCTATTACAGGCTCTATCACTTTTCCCGTTTTCATGTCTGTAATCTCATATAGGTTCATTTCTTCTCCTTGTAAAATCTACATCTGTGACATCTTTGTCTGGTTGTTACGAATCTTCCCTTAATCATGTTCATGTTCGGGCATGTTGGGAGGACA